GATATGCGTCGGTGCGTCAGAGCAAGGACCACCATGACACTCAAGACGATTTTGGCCCTCGATCTGGGCACGACCACGGGATGGGCGCTTCGCGATCAGGCAGCAGCCATCACACACGGCTTTGCCAGCTTCAAGTCCCAGCGCTTTGAGGGCGGCGGCATGCGCTTTTTGCGCTTCAAGCGCTGGCTCACGGAAATCAAGGCCACCACCGACAACGGCATCGACGCTGTGTACTTCGAGGAGGTGCGCAGGCACCTGGGTGTGGACGCCGCGCACGTCTACGGCGGCCTCATGGCCACGCTCACGGCCTGGTGCGAGCACCACCAGATCCCCTATGAGGGCGTGCCCGTGGGCACCATCAAGCGCCACATCAGCGGCAAGGGCAACGCTTCCAAGGACGAGGTAATCCGGGCTGTCGGAGAGCTCGGGTTTCATGTGAGCGATGACAACGAGGCCGATGCCATCGCCTTGCTGCACCTGGCCATGCAAAACCACGAGGAGGTGTGAGATGAAGATCCCGGCTCCTCGCTACCCGTCTCCGCTGGGCCGCGCCCAGCCTATCCCGATGGACATCGAGCGCACCAAGCGCGACGGCTGGCAAAACAACCACCTGCTCGTCATCTCTTCGAGTGATGCGCGGCTCGATTTTCTGGAACAACAACTCATCGAGCGTATCGGCAACCGGCTCTATGGGTCAAAAAGCAAAGGGGGAAAAATTGGATGAACACACCATCGAGAGCATCGGCGAGCGCTTTCGGCAGGCCGCCCGCACGGCCTACCGTCTGCCCGCCGTCCGGGTGCAGGGCTACGTCAGCTACTGGCCCGAGATCAAGGCCACAGGCACCGAGCGCAGCGCGCTCGAAGAGCGCCGCTACATCAAGTTCCCGCCAACCCCCCAGGAGGTCGACGAGATGCTGGAGGTCATGCGCTGGATCCAGTGCCTGGAGGTGGAGCAGCGAAAACTGGTGTGGATGCGCGCCCGGCGCTACGGCTGGAGGGACATTGGACAGCGCTTTGGCTGCTGCTCACGCACCGCGCAGCGCCACTGGCAGTACGCCATGCTTCAGGTGATCCATCTGATCACCTCGTGAGGGAAAAGGGGCTGGGATATTGCTCAAAGCCGTGATTGGCAATTTTGGGCAATATTTCCAGTGGGTTCAGACGCTTGCTGTCAGAGTGACGGTGATTGCGTAAATTGGCCGAAAAAAGGGTGTCGCATTTCGGCAGGAAAAAAGATAAATTCTCGATACCTTGGGAATCAAAGCATCTTGATTCAGCAAAGCACCACAAGGTCCTGCTTCACGAATTCCTCGAGCTTGTCCACATGGATGAAGCCGGTGAGGTCAGCGGAAACGGTCACAGCCAGGTACCCGTGCTCAGCGGGGCCTGAAACCTCGTAGGTCCCCACGTTCAAGGGGACAAAACCCTCGTCCTTGAAATCCTTGCCCAGCCTGCGGGCGAGGACGCCTTTCTTTACTTCAATCTTCATCTGACCTGCTTTCGATTGCAGGTCATTGTAGGAACTCGCATGAGCCAAGCCCAGATTCGTCCTGAAATTCGAATCACGCCTGTGGATAACCTGATTCCCTACGCCCGCAATGCCCGCACCCACAGCGATGAGCAGGTGGCGCAGATCGCCGCCTCCATCGCGGAGTTTGGTTTTACCAACCCGATCCTCACCGATGGTGAGCGCGGCGTGATCGCAGGCCACGGCCGACTGGCTGCAGCGCGCAAGCTGGGTTTGAAGGAGGTGCCGGTGATCGAGCTGGCCTACCTGACGGACACCCAGAAAAAGGCATACATCCTGGCTGACAACCGCTTGGCCATGAATGCAGGCTGGGATGACGAGCTGCTCAAACTCGAGCTGACCGAGCTCAAGGATGCCGACTTCAATCTGGACCTGATGGGGTTCACGAGCGACGAGCTCGACCGACTGATCAACGGAGATGCAGGCGGTGGTTTGACCGACGATGACGCAGTCCCAGAGACACCCAAGGAACCTGTATCCAGACCTGGTGACCTGTGGATTCTCGGCAACCACCGCCTCCTTTGCGGCGACTCGACCATGCTTTCCGATGTGGAAAAGCTCATGGGCAACGAGCTGGCCGACATGGCTTTCACCGATCCGCCCTACAACGTGGACTATGGCAACAACGCCAAGGACAAAATGCGCGGCAAGGACCGGCGCATCCTCAACGACGCCCTGGGCGATGGCTTCTACCAATTCCTGTACGACGCCTGCGTGAACCTGCTGATGGTCACCAAGGGCGGCTGCTACGTGGCCATGAGCTCCTCGGAGCTGCACACCCTGCAAAAGGCTTGGCTGGATGCCGGTGGCAAGTGGTCCACCTTCATCATCTGGTCCAAGAACACTTTCACCCTGGGCCGGGCCGACTATCAGCGCCAGTACGAACCCATCCTGTACGGCTGGAAGCAGGGCGCTGATCACTTCTGGTGTGGCGACCGCGATCAGTCTGACATCTGGAACTACAACAAGCCCCGGGTCAACGACCTGCACCCGACCATGAAACCGGTCGAACTGGTGGAGCGGGCCATCAAGAATTCGTCTAAGAGCCGAGACATCGTGCTGGACCTCTTCGGTGGTTCGGGCACCACCCTGATTGCCTGTGAGAAGACTGGTCGTCAGGCCCGACTCATGGAGCTCGATCCCAAGTTCGTGGATGTGATCGTCAAGCGCTGGGAGGAGTACACCGGTCAGCAGGCGGTGCGTCAGGAGGATGGCGTGAAGTTTTCCGAGCTGACCACCAGTGTTGGCGATGCACCGGTGCCAGAGGCCCCTGCGGCGCAGGGGGCCTGATCTCAGTTGCCCGGGAAATTCGGGTGCAGGTCGCCGCTGGTGATGTCGGCGTTGTAGGTGACCTTGTCAAACTCGCCGAGCTCATCGGCCAGGTACACGCCGCCGACTGACTGGATGGCCACCCCGTACTTGCGGGTGAGGGCGGTCAGCTCGGTGATGAAGCGGTCGTAGTTGTTTTCGGTCTGGGTGGTGGTGTTGGTGGCTGGCATTTGGTACTCCTTGTTGCGATGGCTCTATGAACGCTCTACTTCGGATAGAAGTAAAGCGATTCATCCAATCTTTCTAATCAGTTGCTTCTTCGTGACTGATCAGCCCAGACGCGCGAGGTAGCGAACGCTGTCTCCTCCGGATGGATCGATGAACAAGTAGGGTCGACCGGGTGCGCGCACCATCACGCACAACTTGCCATCCCAGTAATCGCCCCCCTTGCCTTTGAGCCAGTCGCGTGACTTGCCCAGGTTCAATTTGAAGCCATCGAATTCTTCAGGGTCCATCTCCCGGATCTCGGTCACGTAGACCGCCTCGACGCCGCAAGCGGCAATGTCGGAGATGTCTGTAGGCTTGCGGCCAAAGGGCAGCGGGATACTGAGCTTTTGCACCTTCAATTCGCGGCCATCGAAGTTGATGGTTATGGGCTTGGATTCGATGGTGATGCTGATGGGGTTCATGAGGTCCTCAAACGGTTGTGGTGGTGATGCGGTACTTGCGGTCCTGCCCATCGTTCTTGTCTGACACGATGTTCAAGCCCAGTTTCTTTTTCAGGGCGCCTGCCATGGCTCCCCTGACGGTGTGCTGCTGCCAGCCAGTGGCCTGAACCATCTCGGCCAGGCTCACGCCTTCTGGGCGTTTGAGCAATTCGATCAGGGTGGCCTGTTTGGTGCCCTCGCGCTGCTTGGGTGGTTGCTGGGGCTCCAAGCCGATCGCTTGCAGGCCTTCAGGGGTAATGACCAACTGCATGCTGCCCTCGGGTGCATGGGCGTATCGGGCAACCAGTCCTGCGTTGCCCAGGGCGGTGAGCACCTTGATGAGTGCGCCGCCTTTGAGGTTGGCCGGGAAGTCGGTCAACAGTTTTTGAGGATGCCTGGCCGCTGCTTCGAGCAGGCTGCGCTGGGTGTCCGTGAGTTTCATTTCTTGCCTTTCGATGTTGTTGATGTGTTTTGTGTTGCTGCGATCCCTGCGGCGTAGGCGGCTTCAAGCGCGCTCTTGACCGCCCAGACCGAGACGTCGTGAAAGTCCAGCCGATCGCGGTGCTGGGTTTCCAGCGTCTCGATGAACAGGTGGTCGAGCGCGATCTTCTCGATGACTTTTTGTTTGTCGGGTTGTTTCATGGCTTGGGTCCTCATGCCTTGTGAATCTGGTTGGCTTTGTCAAAACCAACCCACTGGCCTTGCTTGTCCAGGCCCCGGTTGGCGAGTTCCTTGCGGGCCAGGTTGTTGAGGTCAATCTCGCCGTTGGCGACGGCGACCAGGACCTTGTTCAAGGCGAGCTGGATGAATCCAAGCTCGTCGAGGGTGAAGGTGGATGCGGCTTCGGTGGGCATTGCAATCTCCTGTGTGCGTTGCGATGTAGAGCATTGACGCTCTGATTCAAGAAGAAGCCAAGTTGATTTCGCGACGTGTCGCTTATTGCTTGAAAGACGATTGATATGCCGCGAAGTGCGCCTACGCCTTGCAGATATCCGGGATGTATGGCTGTGCTTTCAACGCCTGGCTACTGCGCCGCCCACCGCTCGCTTGTTCATCGGGATTACGGTCGCGCAAGGCGTAGTTTTGATACCGAGGTCGGGTTCTATCAATCTGCGAATTGGCGGCGTTTGCGTGCCAGCTTCCTGCGCTTGCACCCCCTTTGCCGGGTGTGTGCTTCCCGGGAGCTAACAGTTGCTGCAACCGTGGTTGACCACGTTGTGCCGATCAAGGACGGTGGTGCGCGCCTGGATGCGGCCAATCTGCAAGCACTGTGTGTGCCTTGCCATAACCGCAAGACGGCTGCGGAGACTTCGCGGCGCAGTGCAGGGGGGTAGGGGGTCTAAATCTCTACGTTTGGTACCCAAAGATGCGTGCGCTTGCTCAAATTTTTGCGCGTGCAAATTGAAAACATTTTTTGAGTCCACATGGCCGGTCGTAAACCCCTTCCCGTTGCAGTCAAGAAGATCAAGGGGACGCTGCAAAAGTGCCGCACCAACCCCAACGAGCCCCGCCCACTGGGAAAGCTGGGTGATCCGCCGGAGTACATGTCCGACATCGCCAAGGAGGCGTGGACCTACGCGGTAGAGAACGCCCCGCCGGGACTGCTGTCTTCGCTGGATGCGGCCGTGCTCGAGCGCTGGGCCAATTGCGCCGGGCTGTATCGGGAGGCGCTGGCCAAGATCAATCGTTCGGGGGTGGCGGGGATGATCATCAAGACCCCCAGCGGCATCTTGCGCCGCTCGCCCCTGATGGACGTCATTAGGGACTTGGCCCAGGAGATGAAGGGCTATGAGGCGGAGATGGGGTTCACACCCGCATCCCGCTCACGGGTCCATGTTGCACAAGAGCCTGGGGCCAATGACGACCCTTGGGCCGATATTGCGGGATAAGTTCAATGGCTCAAGGCAGTTATGCGGGCATTGCAAAGATGTACGCAGAGAAAGTCGTGGCCGGAGAGATCCTGGCGTGCAAGTGGGTGAAGGCCGCCTGCCAGCGGCAACTCAGTGATCTGAAAAAGTACAAGGGCAAGGCCAGCCCCTACCGCTTCAATCCCAAGCTCACCAGCAAGAGCGGCAAGACCTACTACCCGGCGGACAACCTGTGCGCATTCATTGAGCGGCTGCCGCACGTCAAAGGCCCGCTGGCCGGAGAGCCCATCACGCTCGAGCCGTGGCAGGTGTTCATCCTCTCGACGGTGTTTGGGTGGGTCAAGGCCGATGGGACCAGGCGCTTTCGCCGCTCATACATCGAGGTGCCACGGGGCAATGCCAAGTCCACCCTGTCGTCTGCGGTGGGGCTGTACATGCTGGCGGCCGATGGTGAGGGCGGCGCCGAGGTGTATTCACTGGCCACCACCCGTGACCAGGCCCGCATCGTGTTCGGGGACGCACAGACCATGGCGCGCCGCAGCCCGGGGTTTCGCAATCGGTTCTCGGTGAACGTCGGGGCGCACAACATGAACGTGATGGCTTCGGGCTCCAAGTTCGAGGCACTCTCGGCCGAAGGTTCCACACTGGACGGTCTGAACATCCACTTTGGTTGCGTGGACGAATTGCACGCCCACAAGACCCGCACGGTCTATGACGTGGTGGAAACCGGTACCGGCAAGCGCGACAACTCTCTCTTGTGGGTCATCACCACAGCGGGCAGCAACCGCGCTGGCATCTGCTACGAGGTCCGCTCCTTCGTGACCAAGCTGCTTGATGGCGTCTTCGAGGATGACACCCAGTTCGGGATCATCTACGGGCTTGATGATGGGGATGACTGGACAACTGAAGAGTCACTCATCAAGGCCAACCCCAACTGGGGCATCTCGGTGAGGTCCGAGGTGCTCGGGCCGCTGCAGGCCAAAGCCATGCAACTGCCCAGCGCCGTCAACAACTTCAAGACCAAACACCTCAATGAATGGGTGAACGCCGACACGGCCTGGATGGACATGCGCTCCTGGGATGCCTGTACCGAGCACGGGATGTTCATTGAGCAATTCGAAGGCCAGCCCTGCTGGATTGGCTTGGACCTGGCTAGTAAGACTGACATTGCTGCCTTGGTGGCGGTGTTCCGGCATCCTGAGATTTCGGACGCCTACGTGACCTTTGGCAAGTACTACCTGCCCGAGGACACGGTCAACGGCGCAGGCAACAGCCAGTACGGCGGCTGGATGCATTCGGGGCGGCTCATCGTCACCCCGGGCAACGTGATCGACTTTGGCTGGATCGAGTCGGATTTGCTGGACATGGCAACCCGTTACGAGATTCAAGCGGTGGCCTTCGACCCATTCCAGGCCACGCAGCTCTCGACCCGGATGCTGGCTGAGGGCCTGCCCATGATCGAGGTGCGCCCCACGGTGCTGAATTTCAGCGAACCGATGAAGACACTTGAAGCCTTGGTCCTGCAAAAGAAGCTCGTCCATGACGGCGACCCGGTATTGGCCTGGATGGCCAGCAACGTGGTGGCGCATCTGGACGT